GCAGCATCTAATATGATGTCACCACTTGAGTCTAACGTGATATCAGTTCCATCGTTAGTGATGGTGTCAAGAGCAATACTACCTACATTTGTAATATTGGCATCTCCAAAAGATGTAGCTCCAAGTGTAGTAGAACCACCAACAGTCAAGTTAGCACTAATGTCTACTCCGCTACTAGCATTGATGTCAACAGTAGGTGCAGTTATCTCAAGCTCAGTATCAGCATTGATATCTAGTTGACCGTCTGCGCTGGAGTGGATAGTAAGTGCAGTATCTCTAAACTGTACTTTCTGTGCAGCGTTCATCAAAATGTTTTGACTTGCATCTACAGTAAAAGATGTAGTGCCACCTGTCGCAACTGTGATTACATCTGATCCGCTAAACGTAATACTTGTGTTAGTATCTGCATCTCCAGAGATACTGTCTAGTTGTATGTTACCTGCATTGGTAAAGTTAGAGTCACTAAGATCAAACGTACCTGTTACATCTAAGTTACCATCTACAGTTAAGTTACCCTCTGCAGTAATATTAGCACCGCTAAATGTCAATGCTGCTGTCGGTGTTGATCCAGACTTTATTACAAGCTCACCACTGCTGTTAGTTAGACTACCAAACGTGGTTCCATCATCTTTTAGTACAACGTCTGCTCCACCTGCGTCTAAAGTAATGTCTCCACTTGCGTCCACAGTAAATGCAGCAGTGGCAACTTGAACCAAAGTATCAGCAACAATATCAAGCTGACCATCAGTACTAGAGTTAATATAAAGAGCAGTATCACGAAACTGGAGCTTTTCTGACGAAGCAACCAGTATATCATCAGAAAACTCAAAGTAGTCCTCGTCCTCCATCCATTTTAGTACACCGTCATTTGACTCGCCATCAAACGTTAAGGTAATGTCTGTTCCTGCTGTGCCTAAACCTATAGTAATCCCATGCCCTGCAAGTGTAGTTATAGGTCCACCTTCTCCAGTTGTACCATCGTGTGTATGTCCTGTACTAGCAGCAAAGGCGGCAAGAAGCTGATCAAACTCGTCATTCGTGTCTGATGCTTGGATTATGTCACCCTCTGTATACGTGGACTGTCTTGTGTATGTAGCACCCATTAGCGTCTAGCTCCTACTTGATATTCTAATTGAAATCCCTTTAGTGAGTATGGTGGCGATTCACCACTATCATCTACCTTTAGTGCAACAGTAAAACCTGAACCTTCTACAGGCTGTCGAACTAGAGGCTGTGAACCGCCACCGTAAACAAACTGTGTAGTAGAAGAAGAGGTACTATAAACAGCAGTACCATATTGCGCTCCTACCGTGGAGGTGGTTAAACTGTAAGCTGCAGGTCTTGATGCACCCACGCTGTCGTTGTCGTATCTTAAAAGTAAATCTGCACTGATGTTAGCTTCAGGCTTGTAGTTAAGAATAACTCTGTGCATTGTTTTTCTTACACCTACATCTCCAAAGTTTAAGTCTGGACTTCTGTATCTGCCTAATATAGCTGTGCCATCAAAGCTGTTACCTTTTTCTTGTCGCTGTACGTAACCGTCAAAGGTACCGTGAAGAACTATAACATTTCCTGCTTCTACGTGTGTATCAGAACAAGATGGCTTAATACCTAAAGCTTCAGCAAACTCAAAGCCATCGCCCTTCATAACACATATAACACCTTTAGTTCTTTTCTGTGACACTGTGTCTTTAGTAAAAAATATTCTGTACTGTGTCTTGTCTGGTATAACTACACTTTCAAAAAGACTAGAGTCTGTTATGTTTTCGTCAAACAGAGATTGTACGTTCTTAGATATTGTACCTAGTTCAACGTCACCAATCCTAGCAGTACCAGCAACAGTTCGTAAACCATCAGGTCCAAGAAATATTAGATCACCTGCAAACTCTTGGATAGTGTTACCGTTTACACAACCTATGTTTCTAGTTACAGGTTCTACAGCAAAGTTAGCTAGGGCAGATCCTGTCAGTTTAAATATTCTATTTTCACAAAATATAAATAAGTTATCACGAAAAACCTTTAGCCCTACTATTGTATCATCTACATTAATACTGCCAGCACCATCTGCTGAGTCAAATCCATCCTCATCAAACGGCTCACTAAAAACTAGAGTTGATGGTGTTGATGACTTACCTGCATAAAACATGTGGTTTCTAAATGCAGCGATAAACTTTGATCCAGCTACAGTGCTTTCACTTACGTCTGTTGCAGCCATAGATGAGTTGAATATAACAGGAGCGTTAGCACCATCTACACATATTAGTTTTTCATTACCATCAAAGTTAAATCTTTCAAAGTCGTACTTGTCTGCGCTAGTTCTACCTGTATCTCTTTGTGTCCAGTTCTCTGACACTGCATCGTCTATTGCGTGGTTAGCTGCAGTCGTGCTTGATGTAGATCTAGTAACACCAGTAAAGGTTGTACTAGTTATGCCTGTGTAAGTAAACTCCTCACTGTTTATTAATAGTGTACCGCTAGATGCAAAACCTGCAGTGGAGTCTACGTTTAGTGTGCCTGATCCTGACATAGCAGTTGTTGATACTATTTTTTGTGACAACTCTGTAGAGCTAGCACTGTATATTCTTTCGCCTCTAGCTGCAACAACTCTGTTAGCAAACCTAGCTGTCATCAAAACTTTTTCTGTAGAGCTAGATGTTTGTGGTACTATCTGATTAACAAACTTACGAAAACCGTTTATACGTCTATACCCACCCTCAACATCAGGCTCAAAGTTTTCTAAAACTAAAGCTTCACCTGGCTGCATAAGAAAGGTGGACCTGTTTAGAACTAGCCCACCCTCACAGTTAAAAGCTGCTGGTTGTAATGTTGATGTATCTGGCATTTTAAGATACTCTTAGTACAGGATTATACGTTGTTGTAGCACCGCCCATTAATGTAGATCTTACGTAGTCGTATTTGTTTATTACAAGTGTTTGCATATTCTTTATGCCTTGTTGAAATCGTTCAAAGTTTACTTGGTATTGTTGTATCTCTCCACGATACTGATACACGTAAGCTACTGCACCGTCTACTACAACACTTGCAAACCTGTCAGGTATTGTGGTTGTATCTGTAGATGCAGATAAGTCAGAGGGAAATGTAAAGTAATCAAAGACTAATGTATATTGTTTATCAGGGAAAGGGTACAGTATATAATTGTTATCTGGAGTACGCACTATAAATCTAGGGATACCACCTTTTGAAAACTGTGTAACTGTTGTGCTGTTTGCAATCGCTGCTGCTGTTGTATCGTTTGCGCCTCTAGTACATCCTGTGAAATCGTTACCTGTTATACCTGTGTAAGTTATTTGTTCGCCACCTATAAACAAAGTGCCTGTGGCATCAAAGTCAGAGGTATCTGCGACAGTTATTGTTGTTACTGCTGCAGACAAGCCATCAGATGCATTGATAGTTGTAGATGCAACGTCATCCTCTTGTACAGCGTAATCTCTTGATATGTATTCGTTGTAGTTTAGTTTAGTCAGGCTGTTACCTGCTGAAGCTAAATCTTCATCTTTTTTTATTCTTGCTGTGTTGTAATCTATATACTTTGTGCTTGTTGGCACAGTGTACTTAGCAACACCTGGCGTAAGTGTAGAAGAGTTTGATGCGTGGTTAAAAGGATAAGCAAACTCTCTCTGATTAATATATCTTATAGATTCATTGACAGCATTCTGACACTGTGTCTGTACGCCTCTTGGACTTGCAAAGTTAGAAGATGTAAGTTCTACCTCATTCATCCTAACTAGTGTTTTGTTTGTCAGTGTAAGAAATGTTTCTGCCATAAGTACTTCCCAATATGTGATAAGGGGGCCAGTTGCCCAGCCCCCAAAGTATTATGCTAGTAGATCACGATCTACCTCATTAGCAGAACTTGATCCTGAGACATCATCCATGATTACGCATACAGCGTATACACGGATAATACCGCCAGTGATAGTTCCACTTGACGCATGAATCTCTACGTCAATAGTGTCTGCTGATGCAGTGAACACTGGTAAGTTGGAACATACACCTGAAGATGTAATAGCAGGAGTGTGAGCACCTGCTGATGCACCGTCTAGGTCAAATGACGCAGCAAAAATGTCTACGTCTGTTCCTGTGATACCAACGTGGATCGCAGAGTCTGTAGTAGTACCTTCCATTGCAGTTTGAACTTTGAAACCTGCATGTAGGATCAAAGTGTTTGCAGGAACAGCAATAGCCTCAATGATATCATTGGCTGCTAGTGCAGTACCACCGTTTTGTAATATAGCATCTGCAAGATCGATGTCGTTCTGCAGAGTAACTAAGCTGCCACGAAGCTGCTTATTGCCAGTACCGCCATTGTTGGAAGTAGAGGCTGAGTTCGTGCTCATTGAAATAGTAGCCATTGTTCAGTCTCCCTTCTTACGCTGCGTTATACTTAGCTGTTACAAGACCTTCTGGACGAAGAATCTTTCTACCATATAGGTGCATACCACGAACAATGTCAGCAAAGCTGTCAGGGTCACGATATGATTCTGTTTTGTTGATCTGCTCTGCAGTTGCTACTGCTGAGTCATGTCCACCAACGATCACACCAAAATTTGCGTTTTGGTTTGCTGATCCAGATGTGCCTGGCCCTGTTCCTACTGCAGGTAGGTTTGAGGACACGTACATACGGAAGCCGTGAAAGTTGTTTACAACAAGACCGTTGCGAAGACCACCAGCCTCACCGTAGTCAGAGTTCATTAAGCGTGAGTCTTCATCGCGCAAGAGTTCCATGAACACGGGGTCAACAACCAGCCATCTGCCATCTGTATCAACTTGTTGTTGATCTAGCAAACGAGCCATACGAGCTACAACCATTGCTGGTGAAGCTGTTGCTGTTGGTAGTGAGGTTGCACCTGGCATACGTGCAGTTAGTGGGATAGAATGTTCCCCTGCACTTGAAGTTGTGATGTTACCGAAGTCACCCTTCTTTAACTTCATTGAAGAAAGAAGTTCGTCTGAACCAGCAGTGATAACAGACTTAGAACCATTTACGGTTGTGTTAGCTGTATCTGGTGATCCATGTAGTGCCGACTGTTTGAAACCACAAAGGTATCCAAGTACGTCTTGATCATACTGATCTTTTAGACGATATGCTGCACGATCTGTTGCAAGTTGCATAAAGTTAACGTGTGAGTGGGCTTCCTCAATGTCATCCATCTTAAAAGCAAAGTAGTTCGCTTTGTCAATAGTTAACTGAAAGTCCTCATCGTCTAAATCTTGTGCTGTGACAGTTGTGCCACGAGTATAAGCTTGCACTGAGATTTCAGGTTCTTTGATAATCTGAACCGTATCCCCCTGTGCGCTTATCTCTCCGAAATAATCGGAGTTAGTTATTTCTCCTACAACAGTACTCTTGCGGAAAGCAAGCTGTACCTGTTTGGAGTAGATTACTGGGCTAAAATTACCATTAGGTAAATTGCCGTAACCTGACGCTGATGAAAAAGCCATGATAAAATCCTCCATTAGATGTTTGGCTTAAGTTAGTAAGCTAACACTTTGAAAGAGGCTAGTAGTTCTAGGGTGCGAGTACCATACACTTTGGCCTTTGTGTACAGCATCGGGCCTATACTTAACTAGGTAGGTCTTACTTAGTAGTTGGGCTTAGTTAAGAAAAGCACAAAGGTAGCTAATAATAGGGCTTTATGCTTTTACTTCATAAACATAGTTATATATACTTAATCTACTATGTCAATAGTTTTTTATCGTGCACCACCAGAAATATCATATACAAACTTACCTGATCGTATAGCTTCCATAATATCGTCTGATCGTGCTTCATATTCTTTAGCCGACATTTTCTGTACTTGTGACTCCAGAATCTGTCCTGATACACCTTCACCGTCAATCTTAGTTGTTCTTTTTGTCTTGACTTGTGATGCTGCTTCTTTAGTTGTTCTTTTTTTAGACTTGATGTCCATGCCGTTGTCAACCTTAAACAGGTCAATAACACGTACAACTGATCTTGGATCGTCTTGATTTTCGTACAGAGCGTCTTGTACCCACTTGGGTTGCTCCCCTGCCCAGTTATGAAAGTCATCGCTTTCACGTAACTCATCAAAGTCAGGGTGTATTTTTCTTATAGCATTTTCTGATTTAGTGCGTTGGGTTTCTGCATTAAGTTGATCTATCTCTTGCAGCCTCTTGTCTGCCTTTGCAAACTTTTCTTCAGCTATCTTAGCAGCTTTTGTTTCTACAATGCTTGCTATCTCTGGATACTTTTTAGCCCACGCATCTATCTCTTCATCTGATTTAGGTGGACGTATATCGCCTTTAGCAGCATTTTCCATCTGAGCTTTTAGTTCTTTTATTTCTTCAGACTGTTTGTTTAAGTGCTTGCGTAAATCGCTGTACCGTTTCTTATACGTTCTTTCTTCAGCAGATAGCGTTTCTTCTTTAGCTTCTGTATCGGCCTCTTTCTTTTCGGTACTTTCTTCTTCGGTAGGACTTTCTGTTCTTCCCTCCATGAGGGCTTTAAGTTCTGCCTCATCCTGCTCTATTCGTTTTCTATTAGCTGTGAGGGTTGACTTGTTTTGTACAAATCCTGCATTCTTTGGTGTTTCCACTTCTGTTAGTTCTGGCATTTAGTTTCTCCTTATGTTGGGGCCAGCCGTAGCTGGGTAGCCTTATTGTTATATGGATTTATTAAGATATTTCTTCAAAAGGGTCATCGTCATCTGCTGCATACTTATCTACAAAGTCAGGTGGTGTAGGTGGTTTTTCGGGGGGTTTAATTATCTGCCCTTCCTCGTTAACAAAACCTGGATCAGTACCTGCAGGAGCAGAACCGTCATCTGGTACTGTGATTACTTGCGGTTTTATTATAGTTTCTTCTTTTTCCTTTCCTATACCAAAAAAGTTTTGAATGCTAAACGGTTTTTTGTTTTTAAAATAATCTATTTCTGCTTTTGCTTTATCTAAAGCTTTTTGATATATATCTCTTTCTTCAGCAGACAAGCTAGTATCTTTAAGTTTACCTTGTGCTGCTTTAAGTATTGACTGTGCTTTTTTAGCAGCCTCAGATTCCATCTTATTAATTAAAGTAGGTCCAGAATATAGTACGCCAGGCCCAGTTATAGCAACTGCAGCAGCCCCAGCAAAAAATTTATCTATTGCATTTACTCCTACGCCTTTTCTATTAGCATAATCTTGCCAAAGTTTAGTTCCACGCCCCTCTTTTTCCCATTCTTCAATTGGAGTATTAGCCCATGTCTTAGGTGGTTCAGGTGGATCACTATCATTATCAGACGGTGTTACTTGTTCTATTGCCTCTACTACTTCTTGACCTTTTAGAACGTAACCTTCAGGTATAGGGCTAAGTGGTCTACCATTAAAAAATACTATTTGTAGTTCTGGTTTTGTAGGATGTACGTAAGTCTTATACTCATAACCTACAAATCTTTTTGCTCCACCGTAGCCACCGTAGCCACCACCCATAGGAGGAGGTATTTTTGTGCCTGATCCTGGCACTTCATCTACTTCACCACCATTTGATAGCTTTTGTATTTCGCCACCCTCTTGCATTTGTTGTGGCGATTCACCTGATGTAACTTTCTCTGCAGCCTCTTCTACTTCTAGCTCGTCATCTCTAAAGAAAGACTCTTCACCTTTTTTGATACGTTCAAAACCTTGTTTAGCTGCATCTTGTAAACCTTCAAAGAACGCTGTGCCGTAATAACGTCTAGTAGCAGCATCTATCATAAACTCGTTAGGGCTTGCCATGATAGGTATATCATCTCTGACTTCTTCTGGTGTGGCTCCAACAGGTGCTATGTTACCACTTACAGGGTCTTGTTTCTCACTGAGTATCTCATCCATCTCACGTTTCATAGAACGTGTAGATTGAAACATTGGTGCGTCAGTCTCTGCCATTTATTTCATCCCTTAAAAATGTCAATCTTCTTAGAGCAGCTATCTCACCTTGAGCACGATACACACCTTCTATAGATGTCTCCTGTTCTAGTTTACGCTGTGCTACCTCTATCTTTTCATTAAGTACATCAACAAACCCATCCCATAGAGGCTTGTCGTTTACTAGCTTTTTTACTATCATGTACCTGTGAACCCTTGCTCACCTGGCGTTGGAACTGTACCTGTGCCTATGGTTCCTCCACCTGCACCTGTAGTATCTTGTACTCCTGTACCTGCTGGTGGTGTTGGAGCAGGTTGCTGCCCTTCTTGTTCAGGTGTTTCAAGTGGAGCTATCCCTTCAGGTGGTTCTGGTGGTGCAGCAAACTTCTTGAGTATCTCAGCTTGTATAGCTGCGTCACCAAGTGAGTTAGTTACTTTATCAGGATCTAAGTCCATGCTCTTAGCTATCTCACGAATGATGTAATCTGACTTTACAAACGGCTGTAGCATAGGATTAGAAGCTACACCTAAGAACTGCATGAGGCGCTGAGAGCGTACCTCGTTAGCCATTAGACTTTCTGTACCTTGTGCCTTTACTTCTAGATCACCTTTGATACCTTCATCGTAGTCAAACTGCATGTTAAATGCAAAGAATGCTTTGCCCATAGGTGCAATAAGATAGTCATCTACGTTCTTAACTACATTCCGTATACTACCGTTGGCAGCAGACATAAGCATGGAAATACCACTAGCAGTACGGCCCACACCCTGTATGCCTGTTTGACCATGAGCGAAAGATGGAAAGCCAGTTGATTCATCTGCTAATACCCTTGCCTTATCAAATAGCTGCATGTTTTCTGCAGCAACGTTTGGAAACTTAGTGCCAAAGATACCTTGACCAGGAGCACCGCCCTGTCTACGGAACACTTTGCCAGGATACACACTCAGGTCTTGACCTGGAACTAAGTTAGTTTCATCTACTTCAATTATAAGATTACCAGATAGTGCAGCATTGTCAATAGCCATACGCATGAAACCATTCATCAAAGTTTGCGTATCGTCCATGTTTTCTGCAATACCTACACCAAAGAATGAGTATGGGTTTAGCTCATACGGTACAGCGTAGTAAGGTATACGTGCTGGCTTAAATGGGTTAAGAACTAAACGTAATACTTTGCCGTTACACACCCAAGCGTTTACACTTAACTGCTCTGAGTCTTTTAAATCTTTTGGTATTACAACACCGTGATCTTCTAGTATAGATGTGTCTACATAGCCCCAAAACTCTAGGACTTCATATCTGTATGGAGCGTTGCTATACTGTGCATCGTCCTCCATGTCTTGTTCCCAGTATTTCTTTTCGTAGGACTCGCCTAAGTCTATTGCTTCGTTAATAGATTCTTCTCTGAAGAAAGGTCTAGACTTTAAGCCACGCATTTGTGAGCGTGTCATACGATGTCGCTCTACTACATACTCTGCTTCATCCATGTTGTACGCATCTGGATCAGGATAGAAGTTCCAAATAGATACGTGACTTGTAGATGGTACAGTCTTTATTGTTGGGTCATACTCACCGTCTTCATTCCAGTTAGAATACTCTTTGTCTATAGCAAACGGACCTTTCATAATCCCTGTGCCAAACAACGCCATCTCAAACGAAGTGTGGCGCAGTTGTTTATTAGCGCCACTTTCTTCTAACTGATCATGTATTTTCTTTTCCATCTTCTTAGCTGCAATCATAGCAGGATGGAAAGTAACTGTGTCTTGTGTTGTGCCTGGACCCTCTATTATCTTATCTGAAGCATACTCTAGTGTGTCCTCTATTGGACCCATGCGCTTCATACGATCATACATAGTTTCGCCAGGTTTTAGTTTTTCGTCAGGATCAAACAGTAATGTAACTGGGGGTTTTTTACCAAAGGCATCCTCTAACTGATCTTGTGCTTGTTCAGTCTGAGGGTTAATGCTGATGTGCATAGACTCAGCTACACCTTCTGGTAGTGTTGTAGGATTGACTGTAAGGGGGAAACGAGAGCTACCAAATAAAACATCTACAATCTGACCGTAGGCAGCTAGTGTTTTAGTTTTAGTAACCTTAATAAATACACGAGACTTTTCAGTTTCAGTAAACTGTACGTCTGTATTGTACAAACCACGATAGTTTCTATAGGCACGTAGCCACCTATTCTCATCTGCAAATCTAGCGTCTTCTGCTCTGCTAAACTTAGAGGTAACGAAAGCGACAACACCTTGTGCATCTAGATCGTCTGTTTCTTGGATGACAGATACTTCGTCTGTCTCAAATAGTTCACCTTGTTCGTTTTCTGTAGCCATATTATTTAATATCCGAATGTTGGGTCAGATGCTTGAAAGCCTGTCCTGTGTGACATGGGGTTATAATCCCATAAAGAACTACGTGGTCTTGTCATTATACCATACCTAAGAGCGTCATACAAGTGGTCTTCTGCGTTTGTATCTACGTCTTCAGGGTTCTTCTTGTCTAGAGGTATGCCAGGTAGTTGAGCTATCATATTGTTGCAAGTAGAGAAGAACACTAGTCTTGGCTCCTCAGTAAACTCGTCTACTTGCAAACGGTGGTGAAGCTCGTTTTTACCTGCCACCCTTGAACCTTTTGATCTATCAGATGGCCTCCAACGCAAGCCTTTCTGATTCATCTGTTCAGCCAAAGAAGGGCCAGTGTCTCCACGTTTATGCCACAGGGAGCTATCCAACACACCGTATCTGATATTGTCATCTTGTTCTGCATCTAATATCATATCCGCTAAATCTGTTGCCGTAACTCTTGAACAGTATAACTCTCTGTATACTATTAGCTGTTCGCTTGGACTTACTGCCAACCAAACAACTCCTGTGTAACTTCCGTAGCCGTAGTCACATGCCCTGAACCTTGCCCAGTTCTTAGGTATGTCGTAAGGTTCTACTACGTGTATTTTTCTGTTAAACTCAGGAAATGCTGCTCCCTCGTTTACATCCCAGTTCCCTTCTAGTAGTTGCTTTCTTTGATGCTCTGGCAGTGATAGAAGCATGGCTTCGTAGTCACCACTCTCAGCTAAATAAGGATTATCAAAGAGACTAGCAGGTATGAACCTTCGTTTGAATAGGGGTTGACCAGATTTGCTATGCCCTTGTGGAAACTTCAGAACCTCACTAGTCTCTATGTCCGTTGCCCAGAATGGCGTGTTAGGCTTTGCTGGGTCAATGAACATCTTCTTAACCCAAGAGTGACCTGGACCGCCTGGGTTTGTAGTTGCTCTCATATACAGACCTAAGTCTTTGTTTGCACTACGTAATCGGGATCTCATGTAGTTCCACGAGTAAGGACTATTCCACTGTGTTAACTCGTCAAATGCTACGTAATTAAACGCCTGACCTTGGTAGCGCATTACGTCTGTATCTCTATCCAAGTACGACATCCAAAGTGTGCCGCCTCTTGGTGTAGTCCACTGCGACTTACGCTCAGACCACTTTATGTTAGGTATTGCTTTAGGGTATAACTCTTGGCTTTTCTGTATAAGTTCCCTAAGTTCTTCTGTTGTGTGTCGTACAAGTAGTCCACTAAAGTCTGGACTGTTTAGGTTTCGTAACGGATCAGCTAGTGTCGCATAGCTCTTTCCGCCTCCAGCTGCCCCACCATATAGTACCTCACGCTCAGAAGACGCTAGATATTGTGTCTGAGGACCAGGGTTTGGTTGGAATACAACGCTCTGTGCATACTCAACATCAAACTCTGGTGGCTTTGCTTGCGCTGGTGCAGCCTCAATCTTCTTCGTAGGTGTAGGAGCCAGGTCTTTCTTTTTCGAGGATTTCGATTTGGCGTAACGTTTTTTCGAGCCGCTTGGCATACTGGCGTTTAATCGCAGTAATCCTCTTTCGCTTTCTTTCGACATCTAACCTTTTCTTTAACCCATCGTGTGTTATGCTTCTGCCTGACTGTGTAGTTAGCCACGCAGCTACCTGTCTCAAACTATATTGCTTTACGTGTTTCTTTGCAAGCTCTAGTAGTTCTAACTGTTCTGGGATAGGGTTTAACCAATCCTCATCCTCTGGGTCTACCTCATATCCGAAAGGAATATTCTTACTTACTTTTGGAATCCTCTGCCACAGCTTTACCTTAAACGGTACTTTAGGCAGTGTCCAGTATTCATATTGTAGAGGTCTTTCACTCGTCAGATTCTGCATTGGTATCCTCTTTAGGTGGTAAGATAAACAAACCTCCTGTAGACTCCACTGATACTTTCTCTGTTTTTACGACACCTGCACGATCAAGTATCTGACCTGCAGCCATTAGTGTTTCTTTTATTCCTAGCTGGGTAGGATCGTCCAAAGCCCTACCATAAGCGACTGCAGCTTTGGGTCCAATCCTTGACATGTACGTTTTAGTAGCGTCAAATATCTCATCCTTTAAACCTTCCACTATAGATGTAGTGGGAGTGTTGTTACTGTAACCTGCTAACTTCTTAGCTGTAACAGCATCCCCACCTGCTTCTTCAAATAGAACTTCTAGGAACTTAGTTTGTTTCTCATTTAAAGTTCGTGTCATTTTACTTTCCTGTAGGCTCTGGTTTTCTTTGCAATTTTTTTAGGTTGAGCCACATGCTGCTTACCTGCCTTAGTGCCTTTTCGTTTTGCTCTGGATGTAGCGGCATACTCAGCAGGGCTAAGAGACTTAATAGCCGCACTAGGTAAATAACGCTCACCAGTTTTAGCACTAGGCTTCCCACTTTTAGTTCGCCACTTTTGTTTTGTCCATGACTTTAAACTTTTTTGAGACTTTTTAAGTGCCATATCACGCTTTCATTCCGCAGTCACATCCACACTTTCCGTTACATAGACACTTCCAGTTAAGTATAGCTCTAAATAACCTCCTAAAGTATCTTCTCATTTGTATCCTCCACCTTTTGCTTTGTATTGTTTTGCAAGCATCTGTGCTTTCCTCGCGCTCCACTGTCCAGGCTTTCCACCTTTGCTGCTAGATTTAATGGAAGAAAACAAACGCTTACGCATACTAGGCTTAGTATAGTTACCTGCCTTATTAACGGTTGACTTTTTTGATGATGTCGCCACGGCTTATTCCTATATCTCTTAGCTGATTGTCGGTCATGCTTGTCAACTGCCAGTGAGCTACTCTTCGCTGTTGGTGTTCTACTATCTTGTTGTTTACTCTCTTGAGCATATCTAATAATCTTGTCCACATAAACTATCCTTTCTTACATTAGTGTGTACAAAGAATAGTTTTACATATATGTGGACAAAATTAAATAGACATTATTGCATAACCGTTATGTTAGAACTACACGTACAACAGTGCTTGAGCCACTGGCACGTCTGTAGTTTAAAATTGTAGCATTACCTATGGCTTTAGGTACAACAAAAGTATGTACACCTGCAGGTAACTCTATGTCATTATCTGTGACATCAGCTTCAGCAGCACCAAAGTTAACGTCTAGAGTATGACTAGTTTCAATAATAACCATCTTAGCATCAGTGCAAACTACGTGTGTTGTGTTAGTGTTACTCAGGGTGACTGCATCTTCTACAGACCACCCTAAGTTTTCACCAACTAAAGCTGCATTCATTTCAACCATAGTTGTATCCTAACCTATGTGAAAGGAGTTGCAGCAGTACCGTCACCGAATAGGTGTCCTGTTACTACCCACTTAGAATCAGTGATACATGTGTACTTAATCATACCACCAATAAAGCGTCCTTTAGTATCACCGTCAGCTACGATCTGGTGATCTGCTGCTGCAGGGCAAGCAAACGCTAGAGTGTCAATGTTTTCGTTTAAAGCAGCTAAACCACCGACTTCATCTTTGTCGATCATAGTGATCATACCTTGTAGGGTATCTGCACTTGATGCTGCGTTTATTGTCATTGTTCCTGTAAACGTTGTGCCTACATGAAACTCATACGTTAACCCTGCTGCTGCTGCAGGTAGAGTTACAGTAATACCACCTGCACGATTCAAGCTAAAGATAGTGCCTGACTCTGCTGCTGTTACTGTTTTAGTTGAATCAGTGATACTTGTTATCGCTGCCTTTATAGTAGTGAGGGTAATAGGTGTTTCGTATACTTCGATACCCTCTTGCCTTGTTGCCGTTGCTGACATTATTTGTCTCCTTTATAAAACATTCCAGACTTTCTGTAGTCTGATTTTCCGTTGTTGATCATACCGCCTCTATTCTTGAAGCCCATTTTGTTTCGTACCCCTGAAGGAAGTTTACTTAAACCTGTATTTCCTGCTGGCACATCTTTTAATTTTCCACCTTTAGACATACCCATAGCTGGGGCTGTACCCATCATCTTTGGATCTTTCTTAGGTTTCCGTTGCTGTTGACCCATCATCATGCTACGCTGCCTCTCTTGATCTGCTTGTGTAGTATTATACATAGGTTGTATAGGGTTGATAACGTTTGCGTTTTTAGTTCTCATAACGCTACCCTTTCATAAGTTTATAACCTTTGGCTTTTGCTGCTGAACGAAGACCAGCTAAAGTCATGCCTGTTTTACCACCGTTAGCCATACCTTTTTTCTTCATAGGTACTTTACCACC